ACCAATATACTGTAAAGTAAGAAAGGAGTATCTTTATGATCTTAAAGAACATCAAGGAGAGTCTAGTGACTGTGTTATCTTTGGTCTGGTCTCTATTCCAGGTCGGGCTATCTTATTTAACATTATGCTTCCCAATGGCGCGTGCTTTTGGCGCTTGCCTATCTCAGCGTTTTTCCAAAAATCGCATGATAGAGCCAATGTGCCGGATATGCAGACGCACGAGTTGGAATTGTGGAATTGTTTTAGTTATTGGCCTAGTGTCCATCGCTTTGATTGGTTGGCTGGTTTAAAAGGTAAATTTTTAGGTTTAGATAAAAAATTTTATCATGGAAACTATTTATTCACAGTTGATTGGGCTCATCCGGAAAGTAATATTTTGGATGTGGAACATTCTGAAATTCCTCAAGAACACAAGTGTGCGCATATACTGGCTCTTGCTAACGGCAATTATGCAGCTCAGCCTAATAACCGTATTCTTTGGCACGTTAACAGTTATACTACTGATGACAGCTGGCCAGATTACAAAGTTCAGACTACATACTGGGATGCAGAGGATAATGACATGGTTACAGAAGACACGGACAAAATGTTTTATGAAATGGAAGAAAAAGTAAACGCAGAAGATAAAAGTTACGAATAATGGATAGATTTATATATAATTTTTTTGGTGCACTAGACAAAGCAGCAGGATGGATTCATAATATATTTAGGAAGAAAAAAAAATAAGGATGCTTAATGAATTTAATAGATCTTTTAAAAAAAAACGTAGTAATGGTGCCGGTTGTTGCATCAGTTTTAGTTGGAACATTTACAGGCGTTAAATATATTGTAAGTCTAACAGAGACTATTAACAAAAATAAAGCAGAGATAACTATTATAAACGATAAACATTTAAAAAATCAAATTGGATACATAGCTAGAATACAAGAAAATCAAAGCCATTTATTATTAAAATTAGAAACAAATAATGGCAATACTATTGTTACCAACGATAAAATTAAACAACTAGAACAAAAGATAAAAAAGTTAGAAACTGATTTTATGACTTTATTAATAAAAAGAAGTGAATAATATGGAGTGTACTAATATGAACTATTATTTTACAGGTGCATTAGTCATAGCTTTTATTATATTAACAATTTTAATAGCACCCTTATGAAAATATCTGAAAACACATCAGTAAGTATGCCAATGAAAAACATGATCGGTATTATAGTTGCTGTAGCCATGGGTGTCTTTGCATATACAGAAGTGACTAGTAGACTAACAAGCCTTGAGACATCAAGAGAACTATTTCAAGCGGACTTACTTAAGAAAAGTGAACAATTACCCACGGACCAGGAACAGTACATGTTGATAGAAGACTTATACAAGACAACAGAGAAGTTAGAGATAACTCAAGAACAAAACATGACGAACAAGGTTAATATAGAATTTTTAAAAGCTCAACTAGAAAAAGCATTAAACGATGTTGAAGAACTAAAAGATAAGGTAAGACAAAATGGAAACGGTCATCAGTAGCGTAGTAGCTCTTTGTATGTTTATAGGAGGTGTTCTTACAGAACATAGAATACAGCCCGCAATGTCAGATTGTTTAAAAGGAAAACGTGTTGCAGAACGTTCAGCAAATGATAATATTGAATATAAATGTGGAAAAGTAAAAGTAGAGTTAGAAGAAAACATAGACGGATCTAAAGCAATTAAAAAAATTATAGAATGAATTTAATAAATCTTTTTCCTGTTACTATAGGCGATGTAGAATTTAAAGACAATTTTCAAATAGATAAATCTTTAACTGAGCATTGTTTAAATATGAAAAATCAATTAAAAAAAGGTGGTTCTGATTGGGAATCAAATGTTTTTAATACTTGCGGTACTCATTCTATTCTAGAAGATTCAAATTTTAAGTTGCTTAATGACTGGGTTTTAGAAAATATATTAAATTACTCAAAAAACATTGGTTACACTGAGGCAATTCAAAGCAAAGAAGGTTGGTTAAATATTTATGATGAACACGATTATCAGGAAATACATGATCATTTAGGTTACGATGTTTCAGCAATTTATTATTTAAAAGTTCCAAAAAATTCAGGTAAAACTTTTTTTGTTTCTCATGAAGCTAAAGGACCTAAAGAAGTTTTTATAGAAAAAAATCCCCACACTTGGAAAAAATTTTATATAACGCCAAACCCAGGACGCTTGTTAATTTTCAAATCTAACTTACTTCATGGTGTAACTCAAAGTAAATCTAAGGATTACAAGATATCCTTAGCTTATAATTTTAAATTTTAACGAAAATGAACTTATCTCGTAATTTTACTCTTCAAGAACTTATCAAATCAGATACAGCAATACGTAAGGGTATTGATAATAATCCAAATGCAGACCAAATAGAAAAATTAAAATTACTTTGTGAAAAAATTTTACAGCCTGTACGTGACCATTTTGGTAGAGTAAAAGTAACATCAGGATTTCGTTCACCTCAACTTTGCACTGCTATTGGCAGCTCGATTAACAGCCAGCACTCGCGCGCGGAGGCTGCAGATTTTGAATGTGTTGGTACTGACAACAGAGAATTAGCAGATTGGATACGTAGAGAACTTGAATGGGATCAATTAATCGTTGAGTATTTTGTTTCAGGGGAACCCAATTCCGGGTGGATACATTGTAGTATTACAGAAGGCACTCCAAGAAAACAGTTCTTGCATGCCTATAGAAGTGAGGGTAAAACTAAATACAAACCAATACTGGGTAACGCAAAGGATATATTATAATGGCAATAGGAAGAGGGCAAATATCAAAACAAATTGAAGGGAAGTTGAGAGGTGCACGAGATGAGAAAAAGAAAAAACAGCGTGTCATCGCGAAATTACGAAGCAAAAAGTCTAAGGTCTTCAAAGTTTAGTCAAAAAGTGATACAATCTAAGAAATTGTACAACCGTAAAAAGGACTTAAATGGCGACTTCAGGGACAACTAGTTTTAACCTAAATATTGATGAAGTAATTGACGAGGGTTACGAAAGATGTGGTTTATCCACAAATTCAGGTTATGATCTTAGGTCAGCAAGAAGAAGTTTAGATTTACTTTTTGCAGAATGGGGTAACAGAGGTATACATCTTTGGAAGGTAGCTCTTCATGAAGCCTCTCTAGTTAGTGGTCAAGCAGAATATTCTGTTGCAGCTGATGTTAATGATGTCTTAGAAGCTTTTGTATCCTCGACTGCAGCAGGCGCGAATACTATTAACACTCAAGATGTATCTTTAACTAAAATAGATAGATCAGCTTATGCAGCTTTACCAAATAAATTAGCTCTTGGACAACCTTCACAATATTATGTTGAGAGATTAACAACACCTAAAATTTACTTATACCAAGCACCTGATTTAAACACTTACACAACATTAAAATATTACGTTATAAAAAGAATTGAAGATGCTGGTGCTTATACAAATGATGCTGATGTTGCTTATAGATTTTTGCCGTGCATGTGTGCGGGCTTAGCATATTATCTATCTATGAAAAAAGCACCACAATTATTACAACAAAATAAATTAGTTTATGAGGATGAATTGAAAAGAGCGTTAGATGAAGATGGTCAAAGAACATCTACATACATCACTCCACAATCTTTTTATCCAGGAGTTTAATTATGGCAAAGTGGGCTACAGGAAAAAAATCACAATCAATATCGGACAGGTCAGGAATGGCTTTTCCATATACTGAAATGGTGAAGGAATGGAATGGTTCTTTAGTTCATTATTCTGAATTTGAACCAAAACATCCTCAAATTAGAAGAAAATATAATGTGGCTGATGCTATAGCTTTACAAAATTCAAGAAATATGAAGTTTCAACAACCAACTCAAGAATTTACAAATGACCAAACAATTTCTGATTCTGGTGGAACGATGGTTGGAATTGCTAATTTAACTCTACCAGGTGATTTTGCTTTTAAAACACAAGATTTTACAATAATTAGAAATGGTGTAAGTTCTATTTTACATAGTATGATACCTGAGAATCCTTCAGAACAAAACAGAAGAAGACAATTAGATGCATTAGCTGGTCAAGTGGAGGTTAGTATTACATAATGGCTGTTACACACGCAAATTTTTTAACACAAGTAAGAAATTATACTGAAGTAGATAGCAATGTTTTAACTGATGCTATTATTCAGGATTTTATAAGATCAGTTGAGTTAGATATTGCAGGTAAAGTTGATTATGATGATTTAAGAAAATACGCTACCTCTAACTTTACAGCTAGTAACAGATACGTATCTATACCATCAGATTCTTTAATATTAAGATCAGTTCAAGTTATTGATGGCTCTGGTAATAGAACTTTTTTAGAAAAAAGAGAAACAAGTTTTATATCAGAATTCAATGGGACAGGAGCAACAGGTACTCCAAAATTTTATGCAAACTGGGATGATTTCAATATATTAGTTGCCCCAATTCCTGCTTCAGCTTTGCAAGTACAAATAAATTACATAAAAGATCCACCAAATTTTACTTCTACTAATGAAACTTTTATAGCTAAATATCAAGAGTCTATGTTATTGCATGGTGTACTAACAGAAGCTTTTAGATTTTTAAAAGGTCCCTTGGATATGTACAACCTGTATGAAAAGAAGTATAATGAAGAAGTACAGAATTTTGCTCTTCAACAAATGGGGAGAAGAAGACGTGCGGAGTATGATGATGGAGTACCTAGAGTACAAATTCCCTCACCTCCTCCAAACACAAATTAATAAGGAGAATAATTATGGCAATAACAACAAACGCAATCTGTGATTCTTTTAAAAAAGAATTACTACAAGGAAGTCACGATTTTGATGCATCAACAGATACATATAAATTAGCGATGTACACAAGTTCAGCGACTTTAGGAAAATCAACAACGAACTATTCAACAAACCCAGGTGGTGGATCTAATACTGAAGTTACTTCATCTAACTATACTGCCGGTGGCTCAGCACTTGTTAACCAAGGTGTTAAAGTTTCATCAAGTATAGCTATCACTGATTTTGCTGATCTTAGTTTTCAAAATGTAACTCTTACTGCTAGAGGTGCTTTGATTTACAATACAACTACAAATGGTGGTTCAAACACTACTGATGCAGTATGTGTATTAGATTTTGGTGGAGACAAGACTGCAACATCTGGAACATTTACAATTCAGTTCCCTGCATTCACTACTTCTGCTGCGATTTTAAGAATAGCTTAATAAATAGGAGTTAAAATGGCTTTGGTAGTAAACGATAGAGTTAAGGAAACAACAACTACAACTGGTACAGGAACCGTAAATCTTGCGGGAGCGGTATCTGGTTTTGAATCGTTCGTTGCTGGTATTGGTAATTCTAATACAACATATTATGCTATCGTTAACAGTAATGGTGAGTTCGAAGTTGGTCTAGGAACTGTAACAGATGCAAGTCCAGATACACTTGCTAGAACTACAATTATATCATCATCTAATAGTGATTCTGCAGTAAACTTTAGTGCAGGGACAAAAAATGTTTTCTGTACTTTACCTGCTTCCAAAGCCGTTATAAAAGATGCTAACTCTGCAGTAACCATCGGTGACATGACATTATCTGGAAGCACAATAAGCGATGCTGCTGATTTTACAATTGATGTTGCTGGAGATATTAATTTAGATGCTGGTGGTGCTGATATTAATTTTATAGATGATGGTACAAAATTTGGTCATTTAAAACAAGCTTCTAATAACATGGAGTTTAAATCTGAAATATCAGACGCAGATATTAAATTTAAAGGTAATGATGGTGGAGCAACTATTACAGCTTTGAGTTTGGATATGTCAGATGCTGGTACAGCTACATTTAATCATGACATCATAATAGCAGATGCGGGTAAAATTGGTTCTGCTTCAGATACAGATGCAATAGCTATAGCATCAAATGGAGTTTTAACTATTAATGGTGCATACACTCTTCCAAATGCTGATGGATCAGCAAACCAAGTTTTAACAACTGACGGATCAGGTGCCGTTACTTTTGAAACTCCAACTACTGGAGACATTACAGGTGTTACAGCAGGTACAAATTTAACAGGCGGTGGAACATCAGGAGATGTTACTATCAATTTAGCTGACGCTTCTACGTCTGCTAAAGGTGCTGCTTCATTTAGCTCAGACAACTTTGCAGCTAGTTCTGGCGCAATAACAATCAAAGATTCAGGAGTAGCCACAGCAGAAATTCAAGACGATGCAGTGACTCAAGCTAAGATAGCAGATGATGCAGTAGGTGCAGATCAGCTTGCAGCAAATGCTGTAGTAACTGCTTCTATTGTAGATGCAAATGTTACGACAGCTAAAATAGCTGATTCTAATGTGACGCTTGCCAAAATGGCAGCGAACAGTGTCGACAGCAATCAATACGTTGACGGTTCAATAGACACAGCTCACATTGCAAATGATCAAATTACGAACGCTTTGATGGCGGACAATGCCATAGACACAGCCCAGATCGCGGACAATGCTGTCTCTTTAGCCAAAATGGCATCAGGTACAGATGGTAATATTATTTCATTCGATGCTTCAGGTAATCCTGTAGCAGTTGCTACTGGAAGTTCTGGACAAGTTTTAACTTCAGCGGGAGCTGGAGCAGTACCATCTTTTCAAACACCTACAGTTGGAGATATAACTTCTGTTGTAGCAGGAACTGGTTTGACTGGTGGTGGAACATCAGGTGATGTAACTTTAAACGTTGCAGCAGGAAATTTAATTGATGTCCAAGCAGATCAAATTGATGTAGATTTATCAGAATTGACAACATCAACATCAAATGGAGATGGAGATTTTTTTGTTGTAGTTGATTCTTCTAATGCTCAAAAAAAATTAACTAAAGGAAATATTAATAACTCAGGTTTTAATAATGACGCTGGATATACTACAAACACTGGTGATATTACTTCTGTTGTAGCAGGATCAGGTTTAACTGGAGGAGCAACTAGTGGAGCTGCTACTTTAAATATTGGTGCAGGAACAGGTATTGATGTTGCAGCAGATGCAATCTCAGTTGATGTATCAGACTTCATGGCCAATGGTTCTAATAATAGAATTATAACTGCGACTGGTACAGACGCACAAAACGCAGAAGCTAATTTAACTTTTGATGGTTCTACTTTGACCGTTTCTGGAGCCATAACTACTACGGGTAACATCACTACAGACCACGTTTTACCTACAGCAAATGATACTTTTGATTTAGGTGCTGACGGCAATGTTTGGAGAAACGTTTACACTGGTGACTTACATTTAACTAATGAAGCTAAAAGTGAAGGTAACTCAGTTGATGGCACGAAAGGTAATTGGACTATCCAAGAGGGTGAAGAACATTTATTTATCCTTAACAATAAATCGGGTAAAAAATACAAGTTTAAACTAGAGGAAATTTAAACGCCATGGCTTTTGGGGTAACCGCCTATTCTGGAGCGGCCTTTTCAGCAGAAGATAACAACACCATTGCTTATCCTCAAGGTATTGTCCTTACGGGATCAATAGGCGAAGAATCAAATACTGCTTCTGCTAATGTTACTGTTACAGGTATTCAAGCAACTTTTAGTGCTGGTCAAGTTGTTGCAGGTACCTCTGCATTAATCAGTTTAACTGGTTCTCAATTAACATCATCTATAGGAGAAGAAACTATAAATGTAGGTGTTCCTATTACAGGACAAGAATTATCTATAAGCAATAAAGAGTTCACTCAAGACACATTAACTAGTTTTGGTCAGGCACCTTTCGGAACTTTAAGTCCAAGCACTATTGAAGTACCAATTGTAGATATTGCTACAACAACAGGTGCGGGAACTCTTCCAAGTTTCTTATTACAAACTGCTGCGGGAAATTCATCTATATCTACAGATGTTCAAGTAAGTGCTACAGGATCTCAGTTAACACTTTCTACTAACGATGTATCTTTTGAGATAACTGGTAATGTAGGTGTTACAGGATCTCAAGCAAATATCTCACTAGGAACATACTCTGTTGCTGCTGATGGTAATGTAAGTGTTGTAGTTACTGAACATGATATTACTTCATCAATTGGTTCAGTTACCACATTTATAGATGTTGGTGTGGCAGTTACAGGGCAACAATTGTCAGCTACTGTTGACACAGTTGCAACTACAGGTACTGCTAATGTAGGTATAACAGGACAGCAATTATCTTTAACTTTAGGAAATGAATCTGCCTTTACAGATTTTACTGCTGAGGTTACTGGCTCACAATTAACGATGTCTATGGGGGACGAAACTTCTACAGGAAACGCTAATGTTTCATTAACAGGTATTCAACTAACAAATTCAATTGGAACAGTAGATGCAGTAAGTGTAGCTGAAGTAACAGGTATTCAAATGGCTACATCTATAGGAACAATAACGACATCGGCTAATGCTGATGTAGATGTTACTGGAATACAAGCACAATCCAATGTAGGACAAGTAAATGTAACGGCTTGGGCTGAAATAGATCCTGGGGTGTCTAATGTTTGGACTACGGTTGATCTAGCAGCTTAGAGAGGATATAATAACAACATGTCATCAACATATACTGATCTTGGAATAGAACTAATGGTTACAGGTGCCAACGATGGTACTTGGGGAACTAAAACAAATACAAATTTAGAAATTATTAACCAAATGCAAGGTTATGTAAATAAATCTATTGCAGGTGGTGCTCAAACAACTGCTTTATTAGTAGCGGATGGTTCAACATCATCTTCAGATGCAAGAAATTTAATTATAGAATTATCTGGAACAATCACAGGAAATCAAATTGTAACAGTGCCTAACAGTATTGAAAAATCTTATATTGTTTTTAACAATACTTCAGGAGCTCACACCGTTCAATTTAAAACAGCTAGTGGAAGTGGTCCTACATTTGCAACAACAGATAAAGGTAACAAAATTCTTTACAGTAATGGAACTAACATAATTGATGTAAATGCCAATCTCAGTTTTGCAGGCAATATTGTACCAGGAGCAAATGACACTTATGATTTAGGAGCTTCGGGAAATGTTTGGAGAAACGTATATACAGGAGATTTACATCTTAATAATGAACATAAAACAGCGGGTAATATAGTTGACGGAACTAAAGGTAGCTGGACTTTACAGGAAGGTTCTGACGATATATACTTAATCAACAACAAATCTAATGAAAAATTTAGATTAAAGTTAGAAAAAATTTAAGGAGAAACTATGGGTATTATTTCAAATGGAAATACAGTAATTGATAATGGTGCTATTGAATCGAATGAAGTCGATACTACACAGATTGCAGCAAGCGCAGTTGAAACAGCAAAAATAAATAATGACGCAGTAACGGCAGATAAATTAGCTAACACTGCAGTGACTGCAGGATCTTACACAACTGCAAATATTACAGTAGATGCTCAGGGAAGACTTACAGCTGCCGCAAGTGGAGCAGGTGGAGATGGAAGTTATTTTCCTAGACTCCTAGCAATTGGACCAAGTTCTGGAAACGTTGCAACACCGGCTAATGCAGGAAAATTTTATGCTTACGTACAATCAGGCGGAGGCGGAGGTGGTGGAGGAACTACTATTCAAGGCCCTGGAGGACAAGGAGGCTCGGGTGGTTTTGCTCTTTACTCTGGAAACTGTGCAGCAAGCACAACCTATGCTTATGCAGTAGGCGCTATAGGAAATGGTGGCGGTGCTTCTGGTGGACCTGGAGCAGGTGGCAATTCAGGAGGTGACACAAACATAACAAATTTATTTACAGTTGGCGGAGGCGCTGGCGGAGGAGGAAGTCCAAGAAGTAATAACCAACCTGGATCACCAGGAGCAACTGGTGCAACTCCAGGATCAACTTCAGCCTTACCAACTTTTGCTTATTTAGCAGGTGGAAATACTGCAGCTCCAGGAGCTGGAGGAAACCCAAATCAACCGGGCTCATCTGGTGGAGTTGGTCATTTAGCTTTTTTTGATGATGGAGGACAGTAATCATGGCATATTTAATAGTTAATTCACAAAATCAATTATATAAAATTGCAAGTAACGACACTGAAAAAAATAATCAAAATTGTACAATACCACCTTACTCAACAATAGAAATATCTGATGCTGATTTTTTAAAAATTAAACAAAATTTAGTTAACATTAATATTTCTGGCGAAACTGCATCATTTACTGATATTGATTTTACTGATTTTAGTTTTAGTGAAACTCACCTTACGGAATATCATAAAGATGTAATACAATCTTTAACATCTTTTATGGATGTTAACAAAGATCACTCATTTTGGAATGAAGCAAACGATTACCGTGGCTTTTTACAATCTTTTGATTATGCTTCTTTAAGCCTCCCACTATCAATTACATGGGAAAAATATTGTCAGGATAATTCTATAAGTTATATTCATCCTTTACAGATTCCATAAAATTGTTTACAAAAAGGCGTGTTTGAGAATATTATTAAATTTAAGGCTAATCCAAAATATATTGATACACATCAAAAATATTTACCAACACCAGCTAAATTAAACATTCCAGAATGGTTTAAAAAATTAAATCATGGCGTAGACATGAAAACTGTAAAAGGTTGTGTTCCTTTTCTAGACTCTCTTACTTCTGGGTATATTTTGAAAATGCCAATTGATTATTTTATAGAACATAATACTTTAGTGGAAGGTGAAAGACAAACTAAAATGGTAGCTGGAAATGAAATATATAGATATTCCAACCTCCCTAATGAAGTAAATTTAAATTATGGACAACCTGAGTTTCACCCTACTCTACAGTTAAAAGGATGCCCTCTTGTAGAAAAAAATAAAAAACTTTCTTTTCACAAAATTTTAAACCCTTGGATTATTGAAACTCCACCAGGATATTCAACATTGTTTTTACCACCTTTAAACAATACTGACGATAGATTTTCTATTATACCTGGAATAGTTGACACAGATACATTTAAAGATGAAGTAAATTTTCCAATTGTAGTGAATGGCGATAAATACCATACTTTAGAAACAACAATAGAGATAGGTACACCTTATGTACAAGTAATTCCTTTCAAAAGAGAACCTTGGAAAATGAAAATAGAAAAAATAAGTGCAAAAGAAAGACAAGATAGTAGGGCTTTTTCTTTTCAACATTTAATTGGTAATTACAAAAAAAAATACTGGCATAAAAAAATATGGAAATAAATTCTAATTTAGATAATTATATAAAAGTTTTTGATGATGTAATGCCTTTAACGGCTTTAGAAAATTTAATAAGAATTTGTAAGGAAAGAAAAGAATTTGACCCCGCTAAAGTAGGTGGAAGAAATCAAGTATTAGACACTGAAATGAGAAAAACTTTTGCGTGGACTATGGAAAATTTAAAAGAATCAAGTATGACAACAATTCATTGGACTAATTATTTATATTTTTTGTTTGAATCAGCAATAAAAGAATATCAAAAAAATTTTGATATATCATACAGATGTATAATACAGGATATTCAAATTTTAAAATATTTTGTTGGAGGTTTTTATAAATTTCACGTAGATCATGCAGGTACCTCACCTCGAACTATAAGCTGTATTTATTTTTTAAATGATGATTTTGAAGGTGGTGATTTACTTTTTAAATTTCCAAAAGTAAATTCAGAGTATAAAATAAAACATAAAAAAAATAGAATGATCGTGTGGCCAAGTAATTTTTTATTTCCACATTGTGTGACTCCTGTCACAAAAGGAGAAAGGTATTCAGTAGTAACATGGGCGTTATAGGAAAAGATTTTGATTATAAAAAAGTAGAAAATTTTTTAACAAAAGATGAAATAAATTTATTAGCTATTTATTGTGAATTAAAACATAAAATTAATATCACTCAATTTGACAATACAAATAACAACAACATGGATACTAGGTTTTATGGAGACGCTATTATGGATTCTTTGTTATTAAGCAAACAACCTTTTATGGAAAAAATTACTGGTAAAAAATTACTAGCAACATATTCTTTTTGGAGATGTTATACAAAATATTCTAATCTTTTAAAGCATAAAGATAGACCCCCTTGTGAAATCAGTGTTACCGTTAAAATAAGTGGAGATAAAGAATGGCCAATTTATATGAATGATACACCAGTAGATTTAGAAAATGGTGATGCTGTTATATATCTTGGAAATAAATTAACCCATCATAGAGAAGAGTTTACAGGAGATTATCAGTTTCAAACATTTTTACATTATGTTGATGCAGATGGTGAATTTACTGATCACTTTATGGATGGAAGACAATACTGGGGAATTACTTGGAAAAAAAATGAAATTTGATCAAAAAAAAGACGGTTCGTGTGAGATAATTTTTTCTGATGATGAAATAAATGTTATTAATAAGTATAAAAAGCTTCATCTGACTCAAGAGTTTCTAAGACATTTTTCAAACAAACTAGTAAATATTTGTATTGAATTTAATAAAAATTTTGATGAAGAAACGAAAAAAAAAATTACTTTTGAAGACTCTAAGATAATAGCTACAAAACCAAAACAAGAGGGTTGATACCAGACTTTAATGGTGGCTTATAATATTGTATAATACCATATGCCTTTAACAAACATACAAATAGCACCAGGATTCAATAAACAAGTCACTGAGACAGGAGCTGAAGGTCAATGGACTGATGGAGATTTTGTAAGATTTAGGTATGGATCTCCTGAAAAAATTGGTGGTTGGGAACAAATTACAGCAAAAACATTTATTGGTGCTGCAAGAGAACAATTAGTTTGGGCTGATTTAGATGGTAGAAAATATGCGGCAATAGGAACAAACAAAGCTTTAATTATATATTATGAAGGTGCTTTCTATGACATAACACCTTTACATACAGCTGTTACTGGATGTACATTTACTACTACAAATACTTCAGCGACTGTAACGGTAAATAAATCAGGGCACGGATTAGAAGTTTCAGACTTATTTACTTTTACTTCAGTAACACCTCCTACAGGTGCGGGATACGTTGCATCTGATTTTGAAACAAATACATTTGAAGTAATTACTTCTTCTGTAAACAGTTTTACAATTACTATGGCATCTGCTGCATCAGGGGCTACAACGGGCACCGGATCAGCGACCGTAAATCCTTATGTAAAGCCAGGGCCATTAAATGCAACAGCAGGGTATGGATGGGGAACTGGAACTTGGGGTAGAGGAAAATGGGGTTCTGCTTCAACAACTAGTAATGTTATTATAGATCCTGCTTCGTGGTCATTAGATAACTTTGGTCAAGTTCTAATTTCAACAATAAAAAATGGAAAAACTTTTTCTTGGAATCCTATAAATGCAAATGCAAATGCATTAACAACAAGAGCAACAGTCGTAAGTGGAGCACCAACAAGGTCTGTTATGTCTATTGTGTCAGATAGAGATAGACATTTAATAGTTCTTGGGACTGAAACAACAATTGGCAGTGATACTACACAAGACAAAATGTTTATTAGATTTTCTAATCAAGAATCACTTACTGAATATACGCCTACTTCAACCAATACCGCAGGAACGTTTAGATTAGACTCTGGTGTAAGAATTGTTGGAGCGGCCAAAGGTAAAGATTACATTTTAATTTTAACGGACACTTCTGCGTATGTAATGCAATTTGTTGGACCGCCATTTACTTTTTCAATTAGACAAGTAGGTAGTAATTGTGGATTGATTGGTCAACATGCTATTCATTATGTTAATGGTAGAGTGTGGTGGATGGGACAAGCAGGAGGCTTTTTTGTTTATGATGGTACGGTTAAATCTGTTCCTTGTTTAGTTGAAGACTTTGTATTCACTAAAACTGGAAGTAATTTAGGAATTAATTACAGTGCGGGCGAACAAGTGTATGCTGGTTTAAATCATCTTTATGAAGAAATTAATTGGTTTTATCCAAAAAATGGTTCTGAATTAGTGGACAGAGTTGTAACTTATAATTACACCGAAAATACTTGGACTACAGGATCTTTAGCAAGAACTACATTTCATGATTCAACATTATTTGATAACCCATATGCAACAGAATATAATAACACAGGAACACCTTCATTTCCCGTTATTCAAGGAGTAACAAACAAAAATGGTGCTTCTACTTATTATGCGCATGAGGTTGGAGTAAACGAAGTAGATAGTGTAGGTAATAAAACTGCAATACCTGCATTTATACAGTCTGGAGATTTTGACTTGTCTGTAGGAGGCGATGGAGAATTTTTTATGAGTTTAAGAAGATTTATACCTGATTTTAAAAGACTTGTTGGAAACGCACAAATTACTATTAATTTAAGAAATTATCCTACAAGCACAGCATCAAGCTCACCTTTAGGGCCATTTACAATATCGAGCTCTACTGATAAAGTAGATACACGTGCAAGATCAAGATTTGCAAGTGTAAAAGTTGCTAATCTTTCGACAGATCAAAGTTGGAGATACGGTACTTTTAGAGCTGATGTACAACCAGATGGAATGAGGGGCTAATGGATCCTATAACACAAAGAATTTTAGATCAACAAAGAGCAATAACGGATAATCCAAATTTTAGTGGATATACACCATCAAATCAAAGTGGTATTGCAACTATAAATGCTTCACCCCTAAACGAAGATCTTTCATTTGAAAATACATTTTTACCTCAAGAAACCCCACCTATAGATGTTAAGCAATTAGCAACCAATGTTGGTAAAAAAATGGTGACAGATTTTGCTGTAAAAAAATTAGGCATAGATGGATTAAAAGGTAATGTATTGAAATCAGTTATAGGAGGTAATACTCTTATGGGTTTAAGTAATCCTCTTACAGCAGCTTTTACAGTAGGCTCATTATTACCAGATTCAGTAAAAGGAATTGCAGGTATACTAAGAAACAATAGAGCACAGAAAGCTATTCAAAGAGATATAATTAAAGACATGCAAGGACAAATAACTACAACTAATCCTAAAATTACAAACATGCAGCCTACAGCAAGAGATAAAGCTATGGGTGGAGGAAATAATTATACAGCTCCGGCTTCCTCTTCAAAATCATCCCCTAGATCTGAAAGACATAGTGGTGGAGCAGGCGGACTACATTCAGGTTACTAATAATGGCTAGAGTAGATATAGTAATTCCAGAACCCACTCCTGTTTATGAAGAAGAAAATCAAAGACAAGTAACTCAGTCTTTACGAACCATGCAAGATAAGTTAAATACATCTTATCAACAAGAACTTAGAAATGAACAAAATGCTTTTAATTATTTTTTATCATGACCATACAATATAAAAATCAAGGATTTAAACAAGCAAGCACAGGTAAGACTACTGCACTTACATGCCCAAGTGATGCAACAATAATTGTAAAAAGCGTATACTGTGCAAACAATGATGCTTCATCTGCTATTATAGTAAACATGAATTTAGTAGATTCTTCTGATTCAAGCACAGAGTATGAGTTTTTTAGAGATGATCTAGCTGCTAAATCACAAGTTAATGCTACACCTGAAGGTCTAAATTTAGAAGCAGGTGATGCCATAACAGTTACAGCGGCTACAGGTAGTAATAAAATACAAGGTGCTATAAGTTATGCATTGATAGACAGATCTCAAGAAAATGGTTAGACATACAATTTTTACAAACTCTATTGTTGCTGATACTTACCCAAACGAAAAATTAAAAAATCTTATTTTGCACGATTTAGAGCTGCACAAAAAAATCGGTGGGAGAGATATATCTAATCATGGTGGTTTCCAAACTCAAGATCTTACAAACGAAAATATTTTAGGAGAAATTCATAAAAAATCAGAACAATTAATATTAGCAAATTACAAATTATTTGCTAAAAAAATTAAAATATTAAATGTTTGGATTAATGTTAATAAAAAAAGAGATTTTAATAAAATTCATTTACATCCTGGTAGTCATTTTTCTGGAATTTATTATTTAAATGGCTCTAAAAAAGGTGGAGAGTTAGAAATTTTAAGAGATGATGCTACCTTATTTTCTGATCAAAGTCAGTTTTTACCTGATGATACAGATTTTATTACAACTTTTAAAATACAACCTAAAGATAATTTATTTATATTATTTCCTTCTCAGTTAAAACATATGGTCTTGCCGCATTATGATGAAGGAGAAAGAATTTCAGTATCATTTAACATAGGATTTTTTTAATGGCACGTCAAAAGTTTACTCACTTTATACCAAGAGCAAAACCAAAAAAACGTCCGAGAAGGCATAAAAAAAGGCTTAACAAAAATGAAAAAAGAGATTATAAACAATACAATAAACAAGGAAGAAAACAATGAGCGATGTAATAAAAATACCTGCGGAAGCAAAAGAAATTATTAAACACAAAAAAACAGGACAGGTCTATGCTACCAAAGCTGATTTTGATGCTGATGTTGCTGATCCCAATACTGATACTACTGTGGATGATTTTCGACAAGACCTTGAAATAAAGGTGACAAAAGTTTCTATGGGTGCTAAAACCAAGGAATAATGGAACCCAGAGGAGCCACTGAGCTACAGTTTGAATTACTGGAAAAGCACGTGCCAAAAGAATTACTTGATCAAGTACAAATATGTACTTCTATTCCAGGCAAGGTTCCTATTGATCCAAACAAATTAAATATTCTTTGGCAGAAAAATTCTTGGGATCAAAACAATCTTCAACCTTTTTTTAGAGATAAGACAAGGCATAATGAATATGATTGGTATGTATTCAATAGTCATTGGAACTACGAAAAGTTTAGATACTTTTTTAATATACCCACTGAAAAATGTGTAGTCATCAAAAACGGTATTAATAATTTTCCAAAAAGAAAAGTTTACAAGAAGGGTGATCCAATAAAAATATTACACCACAATACTCCCTGGAGAGGATTGAATGTGTTATTGGCTGCTATGCAATTAGTTAAAAACCCCAACATCACTTTAGATGTCTACAGTTCTTCTCAAGTATATGGAGATGCTTTCTCTAGTAGAAATGAAAAAGATTTTGAACCATTATATGACCAAGCAAAACAAATGCCAAATGTAAATTATATTGGATATAAACCTAATGAATATATTTTAGAACACATTACAGATTATGATTTATATGTTTACCCTAGTAATTTTGAAGAAACATTTTGTGCTTCCGCG